TCAGAACTTTCATCTGGAATTTTATCCCCGATAGCATTAGATACTATATAATATAAACCGTCATTATTATAAACTATAGAACCATTAGGATAGTTCGCGTTACTATCGTAAGTTCCAAGATAATTATCGGATGCTTTAGGAATAGAAGTAACCGCTTTAAGTTTATAAAGGTCTGCTCTACCTAATTTAACTACATTAGATTTAGATACGGTGACTTCTTTACCATAATTTTCAACTAATGTTTTTGTTCTATAAAGATTACCAGTTTCGAAAATAGTCGCTACAATATCAACTGTACCAGAGAATGTACTATCACCAAAATCAAAAACTGCGGATGATGCAGAGTTGTATGGATTACTGACGGTCACTGTCATGTTAGATAAATCTATAATTTGTCCAACTGGAAAATTTGTAGACGAACTGCTTTCTACAGAGACGATAAAATCGTTATTGAGTAATGATCCACTAGCCAACGAGAAATCTTTATATTGGCTATCTGTACTGATAGAACAAATACCACCAGATACATTAAGTGGTCCATAAATTTTCTTTGTTATTGATTCAATGCTATTAATAGATTTAATATTACCTCTATCGACAGGGAAAACCAATAATCTTTTACTTGAATCGATGATTGTCGATTTAGTTACTGTAGCAGAATATAAATTGGCTGGTGTTGGTGTAATGGTAGAAGTTTCTTTAATAGAAGTCACTTTACTAAAAATATCTTTAGTCATTACGATATCATCTAAATAAAATTTAAATGTTCCGAATGTAATGACATCCAAAGAAACTACCTTAGCTGTACCAATCACTACATTATTAACATTCAATAAATTAATAGTGGACGAGGTAGACACGTTCGGCAATCTACCGTTAAAATTAGATACAGTGATATAATTACCATACTGTGTAGGTACAATAATAGTTTCAGAATCGAATGCACGCGATTTATCCACTTCGATGAATGTAGTACCATTTTTTTCTAATTCGAAACCTTTGACGTATGCCTTACCAGATGACAACGAAATGATAAGTTTAGAATCATTCACGCTATCTTCTAAATGTGGCAATAAACCATCGACGATATAATTACCAGATTCATCATAGGTTCTTCTTGCTATTGAATCCATGATGGTAGAATACACTGGGATACGGTTATCTATTGTAATTGTACCATCTTTGACATGAATCAAATCAATGAAATCTTGAGATGATGCTAATTTATCTTGATATGTTTTAGTTACTGCCTCAAGTAAAATGACATAACGATCTGCGCCAGGTGCCGCATAGTTATAAGATCCATACGAAGGATCTAGTAAAGAATAATCGTCGTCAGATGTAATGATATTTTCATGTGGAATTAATCCAATTACTTTAGATAGAGCTATTCTATAACTAGAGCCTGTAACTGTTTTTGTTGATTCGGTTTCTAAAGTTAATGATGTGTCAGATTCTATAGATGCTACTAATCCATAACTGAATTCTCCAATAAATATATCATCGCCTATTTTAACGGATGATGTAAATGTAGTATTCAATCCAGTGACTATTTTAGAATTATTGGATGCGCTTACCGTTCCTGTGTATGTAACATCATTGTACTTAGAAACCACTATTGTCTGCATTGGGCAAAAAACGAATGAATTTTTAGTATAGAAAACACCTTCATTTATATGGAATAAAATAGAGTTTCCAGAACAATTATCGACATCTGCGGTTTCTAATGTATACAATAAAATGTTATCATCGTAAATATCTAATGTAGTATTTTTAGAAACATATTTATTGGAAGATTTCGTATCACCACCATCTAGGAACGAAACAAATAATGTCGCTGGATCATTTGTATCAGCGACAACCGCGTGTTTAATTGAAAATTGTCTATTATCTGGTTTTGTGTTATCGTTACTATTAACCTTTACAGTTAAATCCGTTAGTGTAGTTAAATCAATGGTTGGGTCTGTTTTAACTTTAATATAAGTAATATTCGTATCATAGAAATGTTCTGCACCAGAAACTACAGAACCATCTTTGAATATATGATTAGCGAATTGAGTAACTTGATTTTGTAGAATAGATTGAATCGCTGTCAATTCTCTTGCCTGTACGGCAACACCTGGTTTGAATAGGATTTTATGAAACCCTTTTTTAGGATCATAATCATCAAAATATGGGTCTACGTTAAAATTCATTGGCATAATATTATCCTGTTATTATAAACTATTTTATTGTATTTAAACTAATTCCTAATACAAAACACCTGTCATAGATTATTTTCTATGACAGGTGTTTCATTTTGTTTATCGAAGTTTAAAATTTGATAACTGTCTGTAGGGAAACTAATTGTTCTTCCGATTGGTAAAAAGATGCTCTATTATCTGTATATAATATATCACCAGAAAAACTATCCATATCTGGTTTAATAACATTTCCAATGATAATATATGTATCGGCAGATATAAATAATTGTGAACCGTCCATGAGTTCTGCTTTATCCATTGGCAATAATAGCAGCTTGAAACCATCTACAGTCACTTCCCTAGAAATAATAGTGAACCGTTTATCTATTCCATTGTTCCATGTATATAAAATAGAATCTTCTGGAAACTTATCGATACTATAATTAGTGATGGTTGCAGTAGAATAACAATTTACTGGAATATCGGAATTTAAGAATGTACCATCTGGTTTCAATGGTGTTTTTATAATACCAAACTGCCTAAAATCATTGGATACTTTATGTCCAAAGAATAATGTATTCTTTAATTCTGTCGAGAACATTAATCTAGAAGAATATAATTCTTTGATTGCATTAGAACCATGTCCACCCAACGGAGATAATATGGGTCTGACAGATGCATTTAAACCAGTCGAATCGATTATATTTACAGTAGCAACAGAATAATTTTGGCCAGAGTTGGTTATTATTATTTTTTCGATTGAACCAAATTCATTCAATATAGGCGTAGCCGTACAACCAGAACCATCACCTTCGACCACAATAGTTGGATTAGTGTAACCAGTTCCAGAATTAATAACTTTGATGAACTCTATTGAACCAGGCACAGCACTATTTTCCACGACTGCTTGTTTTGTATTAACGGAACCAAATGAAGTAACGACTTGAAAAACTGCACCCGAACCCGTTAAATCGGTAACTTGAATTTCAGCATCAAAATAACCTTCACCAGGTTCCACTATTATAACATTAGTGATTGATCCATTTTCTATAATTGGTTCTACTATAGCTCCAGTTCCAGATGTAGATAATACATTCGCGATAGGATTAATAGGATAATGTTTTCCCGAATTTACAATAGTTATACCAGTTATCGAGCCTATATCATTTAAAATTGGTTCTAAAATACAACCAGTTCCGATATCTGAATTTACGACTAAATTCGTTGGATTAGTGTATCCGTAACCGCCTCTGACTATAACAACATCAATAATTTCTCCACCCTTTACGACCGGTTGTAATATAGCACCATGTCCAGAACTAGAAGGAATACTGATAGAAGCAGAATTGTTGATCGAGTAATTTGTTCCACCATCTACGATTGTTATATCTGAAATACCAGCATTATTATAGAATCTAGTGTATAATGCTTTATTAACTGGAATATAATGTTTCGTTAAAAACTTTTGTTTTAATGACGTTGGTATTTCCATCATGAATTTCCATTTATAACCATCGCTAGTTATAAATGGTTCGATATCTGCATTAGATGGTCTTTCCGTTGATTGAGCATTATTGTTATTATCTAGACATTTATAGATTCTAAGGGTTTCTGTATCGATGACATAAAACTTAGAGGTTTCTAATGATGTCGCACCAGAATATGCAGGGTTACTTAACGAATAAGAATCATCATAATGATCATAAATGGAACCATTAACCCAATCATACCTAGGAATAACAAATGAAACATCGTTATTAGTAATTCGTTTAAGAGCGATGATATCTTTGCGAGTTTGATATTCATAATTAATAGTTGGTAAAGGTTCGACTGCTGAATCTGATTGATTATATGGAAGTGTTTTACCAAAAAAATAATAATATCTCGACGAGTTATCACGAATGTCTTTTAAAATAGATTCGCATAATGTAACATGAAAATTTGGGTTAATGGTAGAATTTTGCATAATTAAGAAATCGTGATGACCCAAGTAACTGTAATTGTATCTGCAACGTCTTTATTGATTACGTTAAATGTCGTTCTTGCCAACATCGCACCAGCCGTGCTAGAATTGAATATACCAGCTTCCACAATGCCACCTGTACCAACACCTGGTAAAAATGTAGCGACATAAGTAACTGTATTTGCGGTGACTGTAGTAGATGTTAATGCAGCTCTACCAAGTTCTGTATTCAATGCACTATCGCCCAATACTGGCGTTGTATTATTAGAACCAACAGACATGTGTGACATAACATTGGTTGTATTATCTTTAATTCTTTGTGCGATAAATTCTTTACCAACTTCTACCACTAAATTAGAAATATGTGTTTTGTCTGTGATAACTCCGTCTGAATTAGTTTTGACGATATCTAATTCACCAGTTGCTGTAACTATACCTTGTAATTTCATTTTATTTCCTAAAAAGTTGATTTTGTTAATCCTTCTGAATAATTATAAGCATAATCATCCATAAAGTAAGAAGCAGATGGGTTTGTATGTATTATATTACCAGATTCGGTTTGTGTAATAGAATCCGTTAAATGTTTAAATGTTTGACTATTCGCGGAATCATTAGTGAGTAACATTTCATGATAAGACGATTTTACACCACTAGAAACAAAGAATCTTTCTAAAGTATTTGTGGTGTCTATCAGTGATTTCTTATTACTTATTTTAATGGATTCTTGTAGTGTTTGTGTATCGGAAATTGGTTTCGTCGTCGAATGTTTTAACTTATCCGTTATAAAGGTTTCATCATTGGTTGATTTTTTAATAGTCGATTCTATTTTACTTTGAATAGATACGTTATCATTAAATTCTTTACCATAATTATTTATAAAGTGTATCGAATCTGTTATAACTACATAATCCTGAATATCCCTTTTGAACCCTTCGGAATAATCATACGCATAATCAGATTCAAAATATGAAATAGATGGTGAATAATAATCTTCTTGGCCAATTACCTTTTGTGTTCCTATGGCTTTAGTTTCTGTTATATTTAAAGTTTCTTTTATATTTTTATCATTTACGATATAGTGATTATCGGAAATATTAGATACATCGTTTATTATCCTGTCTAGTGTAATTTCACTGATATCTTTCACGATAATTTGATCTATTAACTGTTTATCGAAATTGTATAAATGGTTATCCTGTGTCAGTATATAATCAAATAATTGTTTTAATACAAAGAAATTATCGATATCATCTAATGGAATAGAAGAATCCCATAACATTTTTTCTACTTGAATGTCGTGTAATTTATCTCCCAAAAATAAATCATCACCGCTCGTAATTGCCTTATTAATATAAACACTTTTTTCTTCTGTAATTGTAACGTATTCTTTGAATAATTCCCACAAGAATTTCTCGGAGCTTACTAATTGAGCAGATAAATCGAACTCGTTTTGAATGTTTACATTACCAAATAAAATATAACCAGCTGGATGTGCTACTTGTTTTAATATATCCCTATATTTATCTATATTCTGTGATGTTTTAATAACATAAGAATATAACTGATAAAAATGGTTATCCTGAAGGACGAAACTGTCGGATAAGAAACCGTCGGTTGTTGTATATGAACCAGGATATTTCCTTAATATACCAATTCTAATTTGAAGTGTTGCAGCATATTTTTCTTCAATTGTGAACCCTGGTAGGATTGTTTGATCCGCAATAAAAGTTGTAATGATTTCACCGGAATAATCAGGTACACAATAATCGATTGCATAGTTAGATTTTGTTATGTAACCATGTTCAATGAAACCACCGGTGAAATCATAACTAAAACTAGGATCGAGTTCAGTTATTTTTGTAGTTGTGGAAATAATCGTTTCATAAAAATCATCTATGTAACCATGTCCAAACGTGACTAATTCCGCAGTTTTAATTCCACCATTTTTATCTGTTGATGTAATTTTAATGGATGCGCCGTTGCCCTGTGTAGAAACCAAATTATAAATGGTACCAACTTTAAATTTAGAACCTGGTTTGATAATTTTAATAGAATTTCTATCTAGTATAGACTTCTCGGGCGAATAACCTATTGTGGGTTGAATCTGAAATTCTAAATTATTGAATACTATATAAGAATGTGAATTTAAAGCATCGTAATAAAATTTATCAAGGAAAATTTCATATTGACCACCAGTTATATATTTCACCCTATTGACGAATACATTAAATGTATTCTTCGTTATGGCTTTTGGTTTGGCATTTTCTATTATTATATCATCTACTCTAAGTTGAATGAAATTACCAACTAAAGAAAATGCATCCGTAGAAGAATTAGAATTTATCACAACAGAAATTTCTTGGTTCCATTTCCCGTTTGACGCCTTTAAAATGGAATCTTGCGGATAAACAATTTCTATTTCTTCGTTGAATAAATGACGAAATAAAATACGAAACGATTCTTCTGTTCCTTTAGTAGAATAAAAATCTTTGATATGTTTCAATAGAAATTTATCGTCTTTATTAGAAACATGTGGAATATTCAATCCTAATTCGGTTTTGATATGAGTTAAGAATATATCAATGTTTTCATCTATATCATGTACATTTTTATAATTTCTAAAATCATTCTTTTCTACGAACTGGTAATATAATTCTACAAATTTAATAAACTGAGCATAATCTGGTAACGCGAAATTAGGGAATTGAGATCTAATGATGGAGGAAATAAGTGTTTTATCCATGATCATCTACTCGCTGTGAATATATAATTTTTAGTACCAGAAGTTTGTGAAATTACATCGACTGTTATTTTATCTAAATTGATTTGTACGATGTTATTCATAGTAGTGATAACATCATTGGACGCTGGTTTAATGATAAGTTCGAATAAATTATTGTCTACTCTTGTAATAATCAAATCCGTTAATTTAATTACACCAGTAGAATAATTAACCGTTCCACAATATCCGTTTGTGTATATCCTTACGTTATCTGCATTTAAACTATATCTTCTGATATTTCCAATACCATCATCTTCCACGAAATATAAATTTGGATCACCAACCAAGTAAATGCCAGTTGATGTAACTGCTTCCGAAGGTACGTTGGAATTATAAATCGGATTAAATGTTTCCACTACATAAGGTGTATTAGAATTATATTTTACAGTTACACTTCTTCTCATCAAAATAACGGTGATATTACTTAATATCGCTGTATCTATAGAATCCAAATTACTCGTAAATTTAGAATAACGGAAAATAGAATTAAACTGTTTCAATTCATTATCATTATAAGAAACTATCGCGTTTGTACATAATTGTTTAATGTCACCAGATTGTTTAATTGTTTTATTTGGATCGAAATAAATAGTTGACTTTATTTCTAAATCAATGAAATTTGGATCTATAAAAACTGGAGTGATACCAATCATATTTCGAGTTTTTATGATGTCTAATCTGATATGTTCTTTTTCTATTGGTGACAATTGTAACCCAGTTTTAGGTTTAATACAAAAGAAAACTTTGCCGTATATTGGTGGTACATTGTCTTGTCCACCCCAAACATTGATATAATCTATATTAGGATATTTATTCAATAAAACCGCTTGATAATCATCCGCGGTAACTGCTCTATTAACCGCATTGAATAATCTTGGTGCGTTTAATTTAATTGTATCTATCGTTTCTGGTTCGTCACCACCCATAGACATTTGAATAGTCCTAACAGAAGTCGCACCACCTAAATTATCGCATGTAAATTTTTGTATACCATTCGCTTTAGATTTATTAGAAATGAAATATGATAAAGTAACGATGTTACCATTAGATAATGATTTACCAATTTTATCATTTCCAAAATACACTTCGAATTTATTATCATAGATTTCTTTTAGGTAATAAACTAAATCATCTGGTTTAATGTTTAATATATCTGTTGCTAACCTATAAGTCGTATAATTCGATGAACTATAGGATTCCCTAACAGAAACGGTCAATGTACTTAAATCGGAATTGGCATTAGAAATGTAGTATTTGCTAATATCGGTAACCGCATAAGATTCTATATTAACTGTACCTTCTTTTATTTCTACGTTTCTCGCTATAAATACACCACCTTCGTTCACTAATGTTGTATGTTCTGTATTGTAC